ACCTTTTGTTACTAAAGCAGCACATCGTTATATGCAGTTTACACCTGACTTGTATCCTGCAAAAGACTTTAAATTTACCGCAGCATCTACGCTAGGTATCATTGCACGTGAGTATGAAGTAACACAATTAGTACAATTACTGCAAACAATGTCACCTGAATCTCCAATGTATCCGCTGTTAATTGAATCTATTGTAGATAATATGAATCTTTCTAACCGTGAGCAGATTATTCAGAAGATTCGTGAAGCTAATCAGCCTAATCCTGAAATGCAGCAAATGCAACAGGCTAAGTTTGAGTCTGATATGGCATTTCAACAGGCACAGACTGCAGCATTGCAGGGTCAAGCCGCAGAATCGCAAGCACGTACGCAAAAATACCGTATGGAGACTGAAGCAATTCCTGAAGAGTTGGCGATTGAAGAACTATCTGCAGTGGCTAAAGCTACAGACTTGTTAGATGGTAAGTCTGATGCACTTAAATTAATGGAGTTGCGTTTAAAAAAGCAACAAATGGAATCACAAGAGCGAATGGCAGCAAATTAATATGATTACACGTAAAGAACTTGAAGATGTTCTGTCACAGATGAACGCAATCTTTGAACGTATTGAACGTAGAATTGATGAATTAGAAAAACAACTTGACAAACCTAAAACTGTAGGCCGTCCTAAAAAAACAACTTGACTTTTGGCACAATTTGTGCTATAATAACTATATAACATAGATACAGGATAATGTCAATGACACCTGAAGTAGAAAAATACTACGAAATTTACTTTGATTTGTTCACAACTGATGGTTGGAAACAATTTATAAAAGATGTATCTAATAATCTTGAACAGTATGATGTACGTACTATAGAAGATGTAGATGATCTAAGATTTAAACAAGGTCAACTTAAGGTTATTGACCATGTAATGAATTGGGAAACACTTATTCGCAATGCTTATGAGGAGATCGCTAACGATGCCTCGCAGGATATTTGAGTTTAAGTGTACCAATAATCACATAACTGAAAGGTATATCAATGCGGAGATCCGCGAAGTCGAATGCTCAGAATGTGGTGAACCTAGTAAGCGGATAATTTCTCCTGTCCTTATTGGTGGATATTTAAAATCTGACCAGTGGGCTGAAAGACATGAGAAAGCTGCTTTAAAATAATCTTATCCACAATACTGTAAAGTACGGAGTTTAATAATGGCAGAGTTTTTGGATGAACGTCCAGACGAAGAACTGCAAGATGGCGAAGAACTAGCTACTCTTGAAGAAGAGAATACAACTGAGCAGGAACCTGAAGAGGAAACTCCTACAGAAGTTGAAACTGAAGAAGATGATGATCTTCCTGAAAAATACAAAGGAAAATCAGCTAAGGATATTATCCGAATGCACCAAGAAGCTGAGAAGTTACTTGGCCGACAATCTTCTGAAGTAGGTGAGTTACGTAAACTTGTAGACAACTTTATTCAGACACAGACAGCACAAGCCGAAAAGCCCAAAGAGTCCGAAGAACAGATTGATTTCTTTGAGAATCCACAAGGTGCAGTTGAACAGCTAATCAACAATCACCCTAAGTTTAAGCAGACTGAAGATATTTCTAATCAGCTTAAGCAACAACAAACAATGAATCAACTACAGACTAATCATCCTGATTATGTTGATATTGTAGGCGATGATGAGTTTGCTAATTGGGTGATGTCTTCTAAGGTTCGTCAAGAACTTTATAAGCGTGCAGACAGTCAGTTTGATTATGACGCTGCTGATGAGTTACTTTCTACTTGGAAGGAACGCAAAAGCATTGTTAAGCAAACTAAAGAGCATGAAGAGACAGCTAGAAAACAACAAGCTAAAGCAGCATCAACAGGTACTGCTAAAGGCTCTGGTGAAACTCCTAGAAAGAAAATCTATCGTAGGGCAGACATTATTAAGCTAATGCAAAATGACCCGCAACGATACCTAGATCTCGCTGATGAGATTACTTTAGCGTATAGTGAGGGTCGAGTTAAATAACTTTATCTATATTGAGGTGATCTAAAATGGCACTTGGTTCAAACCATGTTACTAATACTACAGCAGCAACTTTTATTCCAGAGCTGTGGTCTGACGAAATCGTAGCAGCATACAAGAAGAATCTTGTTCTTGCTAATCTTGTAAACAAAATGCCTATGAAGGGCAAGAAGGGTGATACTCTTCACATTCCTAAGCCTACTCGTGGCTCTGCTTCAGCTAAAGCAGCTTCTACTCAAGTAACTCTACAAGCAGCTACTGAGACTGAAGTTACTGTAACTGTTGACAAGCACTATGAGTACTCACGTCTTATTGAAGACATCACTGAGGTTCAGGCTTTGGCATCATTGCGTAAGTTCTACACCGATGACGCAGGTTACGCTTTGGCTAAGCAAGTAGATGACGACTTGTTTACTTTAGCTAAGTCTTTCGGTAACGGTGACGGTTCTTCATACGCAACTAACAACACCTTCTACATCGATGCAACTAACGGTTTGTCTACCTATGCGGCTGACACTGTTGCTGCTACCGATATCTTTACTGATGCAGGTTTCCGTGCTCTTATCCAAGAGTTGGACGATGCAGACGTACCGATGGATGGTCGTTTCTTAGTTGTTCCACCATCTGCAGTTAACACCATTCGTGGTATCGATCGTTACGTATCTTCTGATTTCGTATCTGGTCAGCCAGTTGTTAACGGTAAGATTGGTACTTTGTACGGTATTGACATCTTTGTATCTACTAACTGCCCAGTTATTGAAGCAGCGGCTGACAACTCAGCATCTGCTGTAGATACTCGCGGTGCTATCTTGGCACACAAAGATGCAATGGTATTGGCTGAGCAAATGGGCGTTCGTTCACAAACTCAGTACAAGCAAGAATACCTTGCAAACTTGTTCACTTCAGATATGCTGTATGGCACAGCAGTGATTCGCCCTGAATCAGGTCTGTTGGTAGCAATGCCAGACTAATATAGTCTAATTAGCCTCCTCCATTCGGGGGAGGCTTTTTCCTCCTCGCGTCATCTAGCGCATCTAGTGCTTCTACGTCTGCAACGAATGCAGCTTCTAGCGAATCTGCAGCTTCTTCTTCTGCAACCTCTGCAGCTTCTTCAGCAAGTACTGCATCTTCTTCTGCTACTACAGCTACAACTCAAGCAGGTATAGCTACAACTAAAGCTGCAGAAGCAGCTCAATCAGAAACTGATGCACAAACTGCAGAGGCTAACGCACAAGACTATGCGTCTGATGCACAAAAATCTGCATATGGTGCTGAAGACGCTCTTCAAACTCTTTCTGATTCTTCTACACTATACTCAGCACGACACTATCAAGCTAAAGCAGCAGCTAATCAAACTGCAGCAGCAGCTTCAGCAACCTCCGCAGCCTCTAGTGCAACTTCAGCAGCCTCTAGCGCATCTGCAGCTCAGGCAGCCGAAGACGCAGCATTAGCAGCATTAGATAGTTTTGATGATCGTTACTTAGGTCAAAAGACATCTGATCCTACAGTAGACAACGATGGTGACGCTTTAGTTGCTGGTGCATTGTACTTCAATACTACTGACAATGCCATGAAGGTTTATGATGGCAGTACTTGGGTAGCAGCTTATGCATCACTATCTGGTGCGTTGATTGCAGCTAGTAACTTATCTGATCTTTCATCTGTATCTTCTGCACGTACTAACTTAGGCTTAGGTACTGCGGCAACTACTGATTCTACTGATTACGCTACAGCAGCTCAAGGTGCTTTAGCTGATTCTGCCGTACAACCAAGCGACAATATTTCCGGACTGACAAACGACTCAGGTTATATTACTGATTACACTGTAACAGAAGGTGACGTTACTGCTCACCAAGCAGCACTATCAATTACTGAGTCACAGATTAGTGATCTAGGTACTTACTTAACTGCTTCAGATGTCTCTGGTAAAGTTGATTCTACTGGCGACTCAATGACAGGCGACTTGTCCTTCGGCGACAACGACAAAGCCATCTTCGGTGCAGGTAGTGACCTACAGATTTATCATAGTGGGTCAAATAGCTTCGTAAAAGACGTAGCGCAAGGTAGCTTACTTTTAGACACTAATGGTCCTTTAGTAGGTATTACTAAAGACGGTGTTTCTGAGTACATGGCGTTATTTAACGTAGATGGTTCAGTTGATCTTTACTACGACAACTCTAAAAAACTCGCCACAACCTCTACAGGCATTGACGTAAGGTGTCCAGATATATTACAACGGTGATCAAAAGCTACTCACAACCTCTACAGGCATTGATGTTACAGGTCAGGTAGTTGCTGAAGCATATACTGAAACTGTATATAACACAGGCACAGCTCTTGATCCTGCTAATGGTGGTATTCAATACAAGACACTGTCTGCAAACACTACGTTTACCGACTCACTAGCTGACGGTGAATCAATGACACTTCGTTTAGAAGGTGGTGCAACTTATACCGTGACTTATCCAACAATGACTTGGATTGGCTCAGGTGGCAACGTTGCTCCAACGCTTAATGGCACTAAAGATACTTTAGTATTCTGGAAAGAGAATAGTACTCTTTATGGTGCGTATGTAGGTTACGGAGCTTAATCAATGTCATTAAGTAAAAAGTTAGCTTCTAGTCTTGCTAATTCCGGTGGCGGTGGGTATGCAGAAGATTTTATTTCATATTCACAAACAACAGACTCATCTTTTGATACTGCTGTAGCTGTCATCTCTGCTGACGGTGCTTCTGATGATGATGACAACAATACGTTTTACGATGTTGCGTCAGGAGTAGAGATAACCAATGGTGATGCTGTATCGCATGGATCAGTATCTCCTTACTCTGAAGATTCAGGGTATTGGAGTATGTGTACAAGTAGGGAAAAATATGCTGACCATGTAACCCTTCCAAATTTTAGTGACGCTTTGTGGAATCAAAGTCAGTTTACTATTGAAGTTTGGATAAAGCTGAATAATAACAGTACTTTTAACCAATGGATTTCTTCTTGGGGTAATAGTAACTTTATACCACAATCATGGGCTTTTGGTGTTGTTAATGGTGCTGGATCAATAAGTCATGCGCAATCAACAGCAACAAATCAAAGAGGAATGTTAGATGCTACTACAGATATGCGTGACGGTGAATGGCATCATTTAGCTGCCACTAAGAATGGAACTACATTCCGTATTTTTACAGACGGTGTTCTTGAAGGAACCGTAACTGAAAACTTTACTTCTGCCATGCCAGATATACCAATTTATCTTGGCGAACAAGGTCCAGGCAGTTTTAATAGAGGATCTAGATCAACTGGTGGTTACCTTTCAAACTTAAGAATTAGTGATGTTGATAGATACGGCGGTAGTAATTTTACACCACCGACAACTCCATATACTTCAGATTCAAATACTAGGCTTCTAACGCTTCAAGACGGTACTTATAAAGACAATGGTCCTAATAATTACAGGATAGGTACTTGTGAATCAAGTAGTCCTTTTAAAGAACCTGCTTTAGTACCAACATCGCCATTTGATAGAAAGACAACCGTATACAATCCTCAAACAGAAGGTGCTTCTTTTGGCTTAACCAGAACAAACAGCTATCTGTTGTTTGAAGATAGTAATCAGTTTGATTTTGGAACTGGTGATTTTTGCGTTGAGTATTGGTTTAACTCTAAGACAAGTGCAGCGACTACCTACGCAGCACATATGTCAGATGCAGACGTAGATGCAGCAGAAACTGGATCAGCTTGGATAGCTTATAATCATGCCAGTTACTCTAAGAAAGTAACATTCCATCGTGTGGGTATTGGTGATCCTTTTTTAGAAAGCACTAATGAAATCTGTAGTGACTCTTGGAATCATGTTGTACTCACAAGAAGTGGGACACGGTTTAGACTCTTTGTTAATGGTGTTCTTGAGGCAACAGACACAAGCAGTTCCTCAGTAGACTTTGGCAGAGCATCTTCTGACAATACATTAGATGGTACTTTATTGTTTAACAGTAGTGACTCTGGTACAGACTCTAAAATGTTAATGTCTGATTTCCGTGTTACTAAAGGATCAATACCTTCAGCGTACCAAACATCATCAACAACAGTAGATAGTTCAATCTTTACACCTCCGACATCTCCAGTGTCTGCAACAGGTTCTAATGTAAAGATGGCATTAGACCGTAATCGGTTTGTTGATTTTACTCGACATAATTTAGTTGAGTCATATAACTGTGCGGCTAATACGTCAGTCACTAAATACAACAGTGCAAGCATAGAATTTAACGGTACCGATAGTTATTTAAATATTATAGGTGACGAAGAATTTGATTTTGGTAATGAAGACTTTACTATCGAGTTTTGGATTAACTTTAAATCTTTAGGTCTGACAGCAATTACTGATCCTAGATCACAAGATTTTGAGTCAGTTCCTTTAATATGGGTAAAGGCAACTAATGTTTTATATTATTTTGTTGACGGTGTTGACCGCATTGTAGGAACTACTACGCTAAGTACTGGCACTTGGTATCATGTTGCTGTAGTACGATATAACGGAACAACAACCTTATATCTTAATGGATCATCTGAAGGATCATGGACTGATGGGACTTACTACTCTCGTCCTGCAAATGGTTTTCTTATTGGGAAAAGGTTTACAGCAGGTCCGTATGCGTTAGACGGGTACATTGACGGTATTCGTATTACTAGAGATGCTAGATATACAGGCAGCTTTACACCACCTACAACCAGATTCGGCAATAAGGACAGTTAAATGA